AGTCGCGCTATCACCGGCTTGGTAGGCGGTGAATACTGCACCATCCTGACAGAACCTGCTATCTTCCGTGCCACATACTCTGGCCTGCCATTGGTTTGGCAGTTCGACAAGGGCGTGTCAGCGCGTGGGTGCCAGTTCAAGAACTCTGTGTGCAATGCAGGCAATCTGGTGTTTTTCTTGTCGTCAGACGGCTTCTACGCTTTTGACGGACAGAAGACATCACCTATTGGCTCAGAGCGTGTAAATGAGTTCTTCCTGAAGGACTTTGACAGTAACTATGACTATCGCATGAGCGCCAGCGTTGACCCGCTCAATGAGGTGGCTATGTGGTCATACACGTCAACACAGTCTCCAACGGGTCAGCCTGACAAGATTATTATTTACAACTATGTGCTGAACAAGTGGTCACTGGCCGAGGTTAACGCTGACTATCTAGCGCCTATGTTCTCTGCCGGATATACAGTAGATGACTTGGACAATCTTGCCGCTACTGTTGACGGCCTGAGTATTCAGTTGGATAGCCGGTTCTTTAAGGGTGGGCAGTATTTCTTTGGCGGCGCCTACGGAGACAAAATCTACACATTTACCGGCGCACCACTAACGGCCACTATTGAGACTGGCGAGTCTCCTATATCGATGGGTCGTCACTCTATCGTCACTAGAGCCTATCCGTACTATGAGGACGGCACAATCACTATTGCCGTTGGCACTAGAGACACGCAGGACGGAACACCGACATACACAAGTGATGTATCGCCAAACGCTGACGGTTTTGCGCCGTTTAGAGCTTCAGGCAGGTATCACCGCGCTAAGATTACGATGTCTGACGGGTGGAGCAAGGTTATTGGTTTAGACATTGAGGCACGGCAGGTAGGTCGCAGATGACGGTTGAGCAAAGACAGACCAACTTTCGGACGCTAAACCCGATTACAGCTACCACACGCGAGATTGCTGAGGTTTTAAACCGCACGATTGAGGGTGGCCTTAACAGCGTTGGATATGTGACTCTTGCGGCAAACGCAACGGAAACCACGGTGTCAGAGCCTCGCTATAACGTGGAGAGCCTTGTGTTTTTTTGCGGCGTTGACCACGACCCTTGGCATCACAACCCGTATGTCAAAGGCACTAGCACTAATGGAACGATGGTAATTGGACATGACAATCAAGGGCATACAGCCGAGTTCGCGTACCTCATCATTGGATGAGTTTGAGAGATTAGCGCATCATATTGATGCTGCTTTGGCTTATTCTGGAGACACGCACAATACTTTGCACGTCTTAGATGCTATAAAGGATGGAACGGCGCAGTTTTTCCCATTGGAAAATTCTGTTATAGTAACGGAAATAGTTGACTACCCGAAAAAAGCTGTTTGTCGCATATGGTTGGCAGGTGGCAAGATGGAAGAGCTTATAGAGGCTGAAAAAGGCATTGTAGAGTGGGCAAAAGGCCACGGATGCAGTGGTATGGAAATAATGGGGCGTAAAGGCTGGGAAAGACAGCTAAAGGATTACAAACCAGCATCAACGGTACTTGTAAAGGAAATATGAGATGAGTAAAGGCGGCGGTCAAACAAGGACGGTACAGGCAAGCACGGTAGAACCACCTGCTTTCCAGAAGCCATTTATTGAGTATGGACTTTCAGAAGCCAAGAAGCTCTATGAATCAGAAACACCGAAATACTACCCCGGAAGCACAGTTGTAGGTTTTTCGCCTGAATCCGAGATGGCTTTATCAGGTATTCGCCAGCAGGCAATAACTGGTAGTCCCTTTATCAAGGGCGTACAAGATGTAGTGATGCAGAACCTGATGGGTACTAACCCGTTACAAGCCGCTGCTTTCCGACCAGTTGTTGAACAGATTGAGGGGCAAGCCGCAAAAGCTGGTCGTTATGGTTCTGGTTATCAGCAGGCTGCTGTAGCACAGGCCTTGGCTCCATATGCTTATCAAGCACAGCAGGCGGCTATTCAGCAGGCACCAGCAGCTCGTGAGTTTGGCTTTGCAGACCTTGGCACACTGGCTCAAGTTGGCGCTGCTCGTGAGGCTCAGTCAGCAGCAGAACTGGCGGCTGACATAGAACGGTTCCAATTTGAGCAGGCGCGGCCACAAGAAAAGTTAGCTCAGTACATTGCAGCAACACGCGGTGGACAGCTTGGTCAGACGACTTACAAGCCGCAGTATCGTCAGCCAGCAGCATCATTCTTGGGTGGTGCGCTACAGGGCGCAGAGCTTGCAGGTATGGTTCCTGGGTTAAGTGCGGGTGCAGGTGCTGGTCTTGGCGGTATTCTGAGCCTGATTTAATAGGAGATTTAGATGGCTAAGCAGTTTCTTCCAGGTGGTCTTGTTAGCAATATTGTTAACAGAGCGACATTCGATAGGGAATCCGCTATGCGTAGGCCGACCACCGCTGACATCATTCAGGCTAGGATTGGTCGGATGGCTGGCACAGCTCCTAAAGTACCTACGGTTGCTGAAGGTGCTGCCAGAGAGTCACGCCTTGCTAACACTCTCAGAGCCTACGGGTTAGGCACCCCTGCAACGCCCACAGCAGCCGCAGGAGCTGCTCTAAAGCCATCAGCTACGGATACTGTGTCTGAGTTGCTTCCTTCCACTGGTACGCCTGCTATGGCCGGTTTAGGGGCTGCTGGCCGCACAATGATGCAGTTAGGTGGTTGGCAGGATAAACCGTACACGTTTGGACAGATACTTGGTGCCGGTGCCGAAAAGGGCATTGCAGCTATGAAGGCACAGCGCGAAGCTATGGCAGCGGCTGCTGAGAAGAAGGCTGCTGCTGAACGGCAGGTAGGGCTAGACGAGTTGAGCCGCCGCAACATTGAGTCACAGATAAAAGTTAGAGAAACGCCTCCAGCGTTCAAACCTGGTACACTATATGATTTTCCAGTAGAAGGCGGTACGCAAAAAGGATACATAGACTCAGGTGGTAAGGTTGTTTATGTTGGCGGCGTTAAAAAGCCAGAAGATAAAAAGAAGCCAAGCAGTAAATTGTTTGCTGTTAACATCCCAGGCGAAAAAACAATTTATTTGAGAGCCGATGACCCGATTTTAGATGACTACCTTGGAAACAAAGGACGAGCAATGGGGGCAGTAGTAACAGAAGCCCCCAAAGTTGTCGGCACGCAATCAGAAGTAACTCCTGGCCTAACAAAAGCGGCTCACGCAAAAATGGTTGAATCAACCTTTAACGCTCAAAACAATATTATAGAACTTGAAAACGTAAAGGCCGGATTCCAAGACAGGTTTCTTACTCTTCAAGGGAAATTAAGTCTAGCTGGTGCTAAATTTTTAGATATGCTCGATTCGTCTAAGCCAGAAGACAAAAAGTTTATAGCTGAGCAAAGTAGGTGGAAGACAGACGCCTGGAACCAAGTAAACAAATACATCAAAGAAATTACCGGCGCACAGATGTCTGAGGCTGAAGCAAGGCGTATTTTGAATGCTTTGCCTAATCCAGATAGTAGTATCTTCAAACTTACCAGCCCAACAGAGTACAAATCACAACTTGAGACCGCATTAAGAAACGCAAAAATGGCTGTTGCTCGTCAACAGTACTTCCTTAATGAAGGGTTGAAGCCAGAGTATTATAAGACATCTCTTCCAGAAGAGAAGAGGCTTGGTTTGTCTGGATTTGATGTTATTTACAGAGACGAAAAAGGCAATCTTATTGAGTATGATGATATGCCCAAAATTATGGACAATTATACAGACAAAATTGCCGCAAAATATGAGACAGATGAATATTCAAACTTAACTGACGACCAGAAAATAGCTATGATAAATCAAGAGGTTAATAGTTATTTTGGTTTGACAAACACGCCAGGACAGGGAATTTAGCATGGCTGAAATGACTCTTGCTGAAAAAGCTAGGGCTGCTAGAAAAGCGGCCGAAGATGCTGCTGCGGCCGCAAAAGGTGATGGCTTAAAACCTAAGAAATCACTTGCTGATAGGGCAAAAGATATCCGCAAAAGCCAGGGTATTCCTGACCTTCCACCAGAAACCACAGGTGAACTTCAGGATGTCTCAACAGCAAAAGATGTGGCTGCTGGACTAGGCTCTGGAGTTGTTCGCGGCGTAGTTAGTTTGCCAGGCGTTCCCGGCTCTTTAGAGGAGTTATTGAAGGCTGGAGGTTATTCTTCTTGGAAGCAGTTATCGGCATTGCCAGAAACAGAAAAAGCTAAACTGCGCGGCCTTGAAATACTCGGTTCACCTGTCGGCACTATGGTTGACCAGCCGCCACAAAAGCCCACACAAATGCTGCCAACAGTTCAGGATGTCATCTCTGCTACCGCTGGTGTTCTTCCAGAAGCAGCAAAACCAGCGCTTACATACAAGCCAAAAACAGCCGCCGGACGTATCGCACAGACTACTGGCGAGTTTACTGGTGGTGCATTGTTTCCGGGAAGATTAACTAGAAACATAATAAAAAATATAGCGCCTTGGACAGCTATAGGTGCTGTTTCCGGTGCTGGTGAAGAGCTTGTTCCTGGTGCTGGTGGCCTTCTTGGAATTGGACTCGGTGTACCTACTGCTATACTTCAAGCTAGGCGTGGTAAAGCTGCTAAGCTACTTGGCGCGACAGAGGCCGCAGGCACTGAATCTCGCGCTTTACAAGCATCTGGTAAGAAGGTTGGGGTTCCATTAACGGCAGCAGAAACCATAAAAGACCCTAGAATTAAAAGTTTTGCAGAACAGGCCGCCAAACAGCCCGCTGCGGCAGAGCGTATGCGTTCCTTTATTGAGGCTCGTGAAAAACAAATTCCAGCGGCTATTGAGCGTGGGTTGCTTGAAGTTGACCAGCCTATAAAATCACCTTTAGAGGTTTCTAGAAAGGCTGCTGAATCAGCTCAAAAAGCAATTGAATCTGCCAGAGGAAATAGAACAGAAGCTGCAACAAAGCTGTATGATGTTGCTAAAACACAATCTGTTGAGCCTTCTGCTATTCAACAGATAGTAGCAAAGGCAGAAGAGTTAAAGGTTAACAGAAGCCCCGCCGTGCAGAAAGAAATAGATGATTACGTTAAGCAGTTGTTTGATAAAGACGGCAATCCTATAACTAACTTAGGTGCATTAGACGACATCTACGCTACAACAAGAGACGCATCAAAAATAGTAGTTACAGATAAAACTAAAGCAGGAGCAATTAAGGCGTCCAGCACAATATATAAATTAAACAGAGAGTTAAGAGCAGTAACAAATAACGCTAGTGATGAATTAGCTGCTGCTAGAAATATATTTGAATCTGAAACAGAAAAATTAAAATCTCTTGTGGGCGATACTGGCGTTGATTCAATATCTAAGCCTGGGTCTAATCCTAGTGCTGTTGTTTCGGCTATATCAGGCTCAAAGGCTAGAGCGTCAACC